CAGACCCCCACCCCCTCGATACAGCGCACCCACCCCCTATCGAAAATTAATACTTTATGGTAAAAAATTCCGCAAATTTAGAACTAATAGCGCGTCGAGAACCGAAACGTTTTGGTTCTCTGATTGTTCGGAATCCGAAGATGATGTTGAAGAGGAAGGATTTTTCGTATGAGCAATGTATGGAGATTGAGATGACGCCGGCTCAAAGGGAAGTATTTTTAATTGTGGATGAGTGGTGGAAGCGATATGGATATAGCCCATCGGTTAGGGACATTGCGTATCAAAGGGGAAGAAGCGGATTGGGCAATACGTTAGAGATTGTGGATCGGTTAGTGGCCAAAGGTGTTTTAAAAAAGTTGCGGAAAAGCGGGCGGTCGATTCGTCCTGTTTATATTAATTTCAAGAATTTAGAATGAGCGATAAATTAGATGCTTTGATGGCGACGCTTCCTGAAGAGGAGAGGGAGGTGTTTTATAACGCCGTGGAGGATTACCGTTTGGCTTTAGAAAGAGAAAAAGCTCAGAGCGGGTTTATGAATTATGTGAAGATGATGTGGCCGGGGTTTGTGCATGGAAGACATCATGCGGTTATGGCGAAGAAGTTTGAAGCTATAGCCAATGGGACACTAAAACGGTTAATCATCAATATGCCCCCGCGGCATACTAAATCTGAGTTTGCTAGTTACCTATTGCCTTCATGGTTTTTGGGTAGGTACCCGAATAAAAAAATTATCCAGACGTCGAATACTTCTGATTTGGCGGTTAACTTTGGCCGGAAGGTGCGTAACTTGGTGGACAGTGAGCAATACGCAAAGGTATTCCCTGGCGTGGCGCTCCGGCAGGATAGTAAAAGCGCCGGCCGGTGGGCGACGAATCAGAATGGGGAGTACTTCGCTATCGGCGTTGGGGGAACTGTGACCGGTAAAGGTGCTGACCTATTGATTATTGATGACCCGCATTCTGAGCAGGAAGCGGCTTTAGCTTCTGGGGACCCGAGCGTTTTTGATAAAACGTATGAGTGGTATACCTCTGGGCCCCGGCAACGTTTACAGCCAGGTGGAGCGATTGTGGTTGTGATGACCCGCTGGGCTGAGAGGGACTTGACGGGCCGGGTATTGAAAGACGCCCAGATGCGGGATTCTTTGGGGGAATGGGAGGTTGTAGAGTTCCCCGCGATTATGCCCAGTGGTAATCCGCTGTGGCCTGAGTTCTGGTCGGCCAAAGAATTAGAAGCATTGCGGGAAGAACTACCCCCGTCTAAATGGAATGCTCAGTACCAACAGGCGCCTACTGGAGAAGAGGGTGCGCTGGTTAAACGGGAGTGGTGGAAGATGTGGAACCCGGAAGATCCTCCAAGATGTGAATTTATTATTCAGTCTTGGGATACCGCTTTTACGAAAAATGAACGTTCGGACTATTCTGCATGTACGACCTGGGGTGTTTTCCATATGAATGACGACCCCAATGATGTGAATGTGATTTTGTTGGATGCGTTTCAGAAACGAATGGAATTCCCAGAACTAAAAGAAAAAGCGATGGCCAGCTACAGGGAGTGGGAGCCGGACGCTTGTATCATTGAAGCCAAAGCTGCTGGGGCGCCGCTCGTGTTTGAGCTTCGGTCTATGGGAATGTTGGTAAGTGAATACACACCTAGCCGTGGGAATGATAAGTTTGTGCGATTGAATTCGGTGACGGATTTGTTTAGATCGGGCAAAGTATGGGCGCCTGAGACAAGATGGGCCAGCGAAGTGATAGAGCAGATGGCGTCTTTCCCCAATGGCGAGCATGATGATTTGGTGGACTCAAGTACCCAAGCGCTGATAAGATTCAGGCAGGGTGGGTTTTTACGTTTGGATTCTGATGAGCGTGAAGAGCTGCAGAGCTTTCGCCGCAAAGCGGTTTACTATTAAGGATTAAATAATGGCTACTAATATGTTTCCATCCATCAACCCAGCGCCTCTTGGGCTGGATGCGCTCGATGTACCAGACGAGGGCGTTGGTATTGAAATTGAAATTGAAAATCCTGAAGGGTTAAAGATTGGAATGGACGGCATGGTGATTGACATGCTAGAAGAGCCAGCAGACGAATCGTTTGATGAGAACCTGGCCGATGTAATGGATAAGGGAAAGTTAGCTGGAATAGCTACCGACATCATTGAGATGGTGGACGCGGATATTAATTCAAGAAAAGAATGGGTAGAAATGTATGTCAAAGGACTAGATGTCCTGGGCATGAAATACGAAGAAAGAACCGAGCCGTGGAATGGTGCTTGCGGTGTTTTTTCTACCATCTTGACGGAAGCTGCTGTACGCTTTCAATCAGAAACTATTTTGGAAACGTTTCCAGCCCAGGGTCCTGTTAAAACAGAAATCATTGGCGCTATTGACAAGTTAAAAGAAGACGCGGCCGAGCGTGTTCGGGAAGATATGAACTTCCAGCTAACGGAAGCGATGCCTGAATACAGACCCGAGCATGAAAGAATGCTTTATTCATTGGGTTTAGCTGGCGCTGCGTTCAAGAAAGTTTATTTTGACCCGTCGTATCAGCGTCAAGTAGCGATTTTCATCCCTGCTGAAGATTTTATTATTCCCTATGGCGCCTCTAGCGTCATCAATGCAGAGCGTGTAACCCACGTTATGCGCAAAACGAAGAATGATATTAAGAAATTACAGGTTTCTGGTTTCTATCGTGATGTAGACCTGGGTGAGCCCGTCAGCATTCATACCGATGTAGAGAAAAAGAAGGCCGAAGACCAGGGATATAGCCTAACGGACGACGACCGGTACCAGATTTTGGAAGTTCATATTGATTATGACCTGCCAGGGTACGAAGATGAAGACGGAATTGCTCTACCTTACGTGATTACCATTGACCGTGGCACGACAGAGGTGCTTTCTATCCGTAGAAACTGGTCAGAAGATGATGATCGCCGTCTCAAGCGCCAGCATTTTGTCCAATATACGTATGTTCCTGGCTTTGGAGCGTATGGATTGGGTTTAATTCACCTAATTGGTGGCTATGCCCGGGCTGGAACGTCCATTTTGCGCCAATTAGTGGATGCTGGTACGCTTTCTAACTTACCCGGAGGTCTTAAATCCCGCGGTTTACGCATAAAAGGGGACGATACACCCATTAATCCTGGTGAATTTAGGGACGTAGATGTGCCTTCTGGCACTGTACGCGACAACATTATGACGTTGCCGTACAAGGAGCCGAGCCAGGTTTTGTCTGCATTGCTCGACAAAATTACCCAAGAGGGTAGACGTTTAGGCTCTATTGCGGATATGCAAGTGTCCGATATGTCGGCGAATTCCCCAGTGGGTACGACATTAGCACTGTTAGAGCGCCAGCTCAAGAACATGTCTGCTGTTCAGGCGCGCGTTCACTATTCAATGAAGCAGGAATTTAAACTGCTGCGAGTCATCATTCGTGATAACACGCCAGGTGAATATGAGTTTGACCCATCTAGTGGCGACCGCATGGCCAAGCGTGAAGACTACGACATGGTGGATGTGATTCCTGTATCGGATCCTAACAGTTCCACGATGGCTCAGCGGATCATGCAATACCAGGCTGTCATCCAGCTGGCGCAGCAAGCCCCACAAATTTATAACTTGCCCGTTTTACATAGACAGATGATTGAAGTGCTGGGCATTAAGAATGCTGACAAGTTGGTACCAGTGGAAGACGACATGAAACCGCGCGACCCAGTGAGCGAGAACATGGCTTTCTTGAATGGCGAACCAACCAAAGCGTTCATCTACCAAGACCACGACGCACACATTGCTGTTCACGCAAGCATGATGCAAGACCCGCTTTTGATGGCGCAGATTGGCCAGAACCCACAAGCCCAGAAGATGATGGCCGAGATTCAAGCGCACATTGCAGAACACTTGGCGTTTGCTTACCGCAAGAAAGTGGAGGAGCAGCTGGGTGTTCCAATGCCGGCGCCGGATACCGATTTGCCAGAAGAATCGGAATTGATGCTGTCCCGCTTGGTGGCTCAAGCTGCAACTCAGTTGCTGGCTCAAAGCAAAGGCCAGGTTCAGCAGCAGCAAGCTCAGCAAATGGCGCAGGACCCAGTGGTCCAAATGCAGCAAGCAGAGCTGGCTATTCGCAAGCAAGATGCCGAAACCAAGCTGCTCAAAGTCAAGGGCGATTTGCAGCTGAAAGCTGAAGAGTTATCACTCAAAGCGCGCGAAAGTGCGGCCAAAACTGGTGAAGACCCAGCTATGGCAGCTATGCGTTTGCAGCAAGAAATTATGCAAGCCCAAGAGTTGCACGGTTTAGAAATAGCCGCTAAACAGATGGAGCTTCAACAAGCCCAGGCTCAGCAGCAGCAAGCTATGCAACAGCAACAAGCTCAGGTTCAACAGAAAATGGCTCACGGCGGTCAAATACACGCTCAAAAGCTAGCTCATGGCGGGCAAATTCACATGACGAAGATGCACCAAGCAGCTGCTGAAAACGGTAACAACCAAAATACGTCAAAGGATGAATGATGGATCACAAACTGCTTGATATCTTGAACGGCAAACTGAACGAACAAGTTCAGCAGTTAGTCGATGTTGTTAGTGCTGGTGGAGCTAAATCCCACGAGCATTACAAAGAACTGTGCGGAACTATCCGAGGTCTGCAAACCGCACAGATGGAAATTGCTGACCTTGTGCGAAAAATTAAGGATTATGACGATGACTGAATTTGATGTGAAAGCCGTAGATCTTTCTGGATTGCTAAATACATCCACGGAAGAGAAGGCCAAGCAGGTGCCGGACCCGGCTACATACCATATCTTGTGTATGTTGCCCAAGGCAGAAGAAGAAATGAGTGAAACGGGGATTATTAAATCCGCAACGATGATGCATCACGAGGAGCTTTTATCCCCCGTGCTATTTGTCGCAAAGATTGGTCCCGATGCTTTTGCAGATAAAGCCCGATTCCCGTCTGGGCCCAGCTGTAAAGTGGGTGACTTTGTGTTAGTACGTCCTAACACTGGAACCCGCATGAAGATTCATGGCACCGAATGGCGCCTGATTAATGATGATTCCGTCCAGGCGGTTGTGCAAGACCCTCGTGGTATCCAACGCCCTAACTAAGGAGTAGATCATGGCTGAAATTGAAAAAACAGAATTTGAATTCCCCGATGAGGTGGAAGTTAACGCCCGAAAAGGCGGCAAAGTGGTGGAGCCAGAACCGGATCCAGAAATAGAAGTTATAGACGATACGCCTGTAGCTGACCGTGGCCGCACCCCTATGGCTGAACCGCCAAAAGAATTTGCGGAAGATGAGCTGACTAAATACGACGAAGGCGTCCAAAAGCGCATCAAGCATTTCACCAAGGGCTACCACGAAGAGCGCCGTGCTAAAGAGGCGGCTCAACGGGAAAAAGATGAAGCTTTGCGTTTTGCACAAAGCCTGGCTGAAGAGAATAAAAAGCTCAAAGGTTCGGTCAATCAAAACCAAACGGCACTGATTGAACAAGCTAAAAAAGTAGTGGCAAATGAGGTGGAAACCGCTAAACGCCAGTACAAGCTGGCCTACGAATCCGGTGATTCAGAAGCCCTGGTCAATGCTCAAGAGGCATTAACTAGCGCCAAGATGAAAGCGGATAAGGTAAATAATTTTAGACCGACCCCTTTACAGGAAACAGAAACTCCTGTACAAATGCAACCGCAGCCTACCAGACCTGCACCGCTTGACGACAAACTGCTTGCTTGGACTGAAAAGAACCAGTGGTTTGGACCTAACAAACGGATGACTTCATATGCCCTTGGGTTACATGAAGATTTGGTAGGCGAAGGGATACCAGCTGGCAGCGAAGAATACTATCGTCGTATCGACGCTGACATCAGGGAAAGATTCTCGGATCAGTTTGGAGCCGATGAGTCCGTTGATGCGAAACCTCAACGCACTAAATCCAACATCGTTGCACCTGCAACCCGTAGCACAGCGCCTAAAAAGATCGTGCTAACGCAGACCCAGGTGAATATCGCTAAGCGATTGGGGGTTCCATTGGAACTGTACGCTCGCAAGGTTGCTGAAGAAATGAGGAAATGAAAATGGAAAAAACTAACCGCGCACCACGCGAACTTGAAACCCGCGAAAAGGCGGAGCGTCCTAAACAATGGATGCCCCCCAAACTTCTACCCGATCCGAATCCGGAACCGGGTTATGCGTTTCGCTGGATTCGTATCGCTACACAAGGTAAAGATGACGCCACGAACTATTCCTCCAAGCTTGCCGAGGGTTGGGAACCCGTTAAAGCTTCAGATCATCCCGAGATTCGTTTGTTTAGCTCTGCTGCGGCAAAGTTTCCAGACAGTATCGAGGTAGGTGGTTTATTGCTTTGCAAAACACCTGTGGAGTTTACTGAGCAGCGTAATGCGTATTACCGCCAACAAGCGGATGCGCAGATGCAATCGGTTGACAACACATACATGCGCGAAAATGATCCGCGGATGCCTATGTTCAAAGAACGTAAATCCACGGTCACTTTCGGAAAAGGTATTTAATTTTTTTTGGAGACTTAAATGTCAATGACCAATACTCCCTATGGCCTACGAGCCATAAATCGTAACGACGGTATGCCTTATGCCGGTGCTACGAGTCAGTTCTTGATTGACCCAGCAGGTCTTGGTTCCAACTTGTTCTTTGGACAAGCAGTTATCATTAATGCTAACGGTTATATCGCTTTGTCTACCGCTACCGGCGCAGATTTGACTACCAATAACCTTGGCGGTACAGATATGGGTGCTTGGGGCGTGTTTGTTGGTGCATCCTACATCAACGCACAAGGCCAGCAGATTTACGGTCAGTACTACCCCTCCGGCACAACCGGCGTGGTGACTGCATACGTTATCACTGACCCTAACGTGACGTTCCAAGCTCAATTGGATGGTCAAGTAACTCAAGCCGCTCTCGGTGCAAACACTTTCTTTGCCGCTGTTCAGTCTACTTCTACAGGTAACACCCGTACAGGTAACTCTACCAGCGCCTTGGAAAGCTCAGTTGTAACGACTGCTGCTGCGTTCAAGATCATTGGTTTCGCTTCTCCGTTGACCGACACATACACTGAAGTGTTTGTGAAGTTCAATCCCGGCGCTTCCGCTTTCACTAACGCCGTTGGCATCTAAGGAGCTAAATCATGGCTATTTCACGCGCACAACTGCTCAAAGAATTACTTCCTGGCTTGAACGCTTTGTTCGGTCTTGAGTACGCTAAATACGGCGAAGAGCATAAAGAAATCTACGAAACAGAGACATCTGAGCGTAGCTTTGAAGAAGAGACAAAGCTGTCTGGCTTTGCTGCTGCACCAGTCAAAAACGAGGGTTCTGCCATCGCTTATGACAATGCACAGGAAGCATGGACTGCACGTTACACCCACGAAACCATTGCGATGGGCTTCTCCATCACAGAGGAAGCTGTGGAAGATAACTTGTACGACAGCCTGTCTTCACGCTACACCAAGGCTTTGGCCCGTGGTATGGCTTACACCAAGCAGGTCAAGGCTGCGGCAGTTCTGAACCAAGGTTTTACCGGTTCCGGAAACCCCACATACGGTGACGGTCAAGTCTTGTTCTCGACACAGCACCCCTTGGTTTCTGGTGGCGTTAACAGCAATACACCCGCTACTCCTGCCGACTTGAACGAAACATCGTTGGAAAACGCTGTTATTCAAATCGCTGCTTGGACAGACGAGCGTAGCTTGCTGATCGCTGCAAAGCCCAGGAAGTTGATTGTTCCTCCTGCTTTGATGTTCGTTGCTACACGTTTGCTGGAAACTGAACTCCGCGTTTCTACTGCTGACAACGATATCAACGCGTTGAAGAACAACGGTTCAATCCCTGAAGGCTATACCGTTAACCACTATCTGACAGACACCAACGCTTGGTTCCTGTGTACAGATGTGCCTAACGGTTTGAAGCACTTTGTGCGTACCCCCATGTCTACCGGCATGGACGGTGACTTTGATACCGGCAACGTCCGTTACAAAGCCCGTGAGCGTTACAGCTTTGGCGTGTCTGATCCTTTGGGAATCTTCGGTTCACCCGGAGCCTAATAGGCATCAAAAAAAAGGGGAGCTTCGGCTCCCTTTTTTGTTGCATTGGTTTAAACGTAGTGGTATAAACATACTAATCCGGGCTTTCCGGTGCATTAGACAGTCCCGGCTGACGACATACAGACTAATGCACTTAACTTGTATGTAAGGACACATCATGGCAAATACCACGTTCAATGGCCCAGTGCGGTCGCAAAATGGCTTTCAAGACATTTCTATCAACGCCACCACTGGCGCTGTTACTGTTGACGCTACGTTTGGTGCTACCACCGTCGTTACAGATTTGAACACCACCAATTTGGTTTTTACAGATCAAAATCATCCAACAACTGCTGCGATTAACGCAACAGCTACAGCCACCGCAGCCCAAGTTGCAACTGGCTACATCACTTCTACTTCCGCCGCCGCTACAACCATCACTTTGCC